TCCTCGGAAACACTCGCATTCGCTAACGCCTCCTCGGAAACGCTCGCATTCGCTAACGCCTCCTCGGAAACACTCGCATTCGCTAACGCCTCCTCGGAAGCGCTCGCATTCGCTAACGCTGCTTCGCCGCAAGTTGTTTTCGGGCGATTATACTCAATAGGCATTCTTTTCTCTCCCGCGCAAAGCAATATTGCCCTGCACATCGCTATCCGTCTTTTTATGCCCCGTCCCGGCGGACCATTTCAATTTTCCGTACAACACACCTGGCGCCACTTGGTGAGAATCGATGCTTGTACTGAAATACACATCCGCGCTATCCAGGCTATCCACAACACAACCCACCGTATCCGCCCACCACCATAAATCGCACACTTTAAAATACGTGGTATCGTTTTCGCTCGCCCAATACTCAAACTTCAACTTAATCGAATCCTCGCCGGTCGCCGTATCTTCCACCGTAAACGTCAACAAAGTGCGATCATAAGCAAAAAACGGCTCGCTCCACGTCCCCGAATCACATTTATTATACGTAAAAATAATCGTATACCCGCTCGATTCCGCTTCAACCGCCTGCCACCGGTCCCACTCATTAAACTCAGCTATCCGCTTTTGTTTATTCTGTACCTGGATTTGTGTAGCCGCAACCAATAAACCGACTATAACCAGCGCTAACCAAAAATAACCAAACTTTTTCATCTGCTCCTCCTGCGACCATAACGCCGCCTTGCTCGTTCAACCTTTGCCGAACCTTTTTTCCTCGGCTTACTTTTATTTTTTTCCCACTCACTCCCCTTCCCAAACCACCAAAAATAAGGCTTGCCAACCAGGGGAATCGATCCAAACAAATTCAAATTCTTGGCCCCGTAATTCCTTACCTCAACATCATCCACAAAATATCTATACGTATCGCTCACATCCTTATAAGCCGCATCTAAAAACTTGCCGGGAGGCAGCATCATCTTCATCGCCGCCGTTGCCGCCCCTTCCCGCCGCGCCTCATAAATTGTCCATTTACTCAACCCAAACAACCGCGCCACATTATCAACCACCAAATCATCCGGCTCAGTATCCCGGTTCAACATCAAATTTTTTAACATATCTGCCGAAGCGTTACAACCCAAAAGCGCCCCGCTCAAATACATCATGTTTCGCATACCCCGCTTCGGGTCCGTCTTCATCAGATCCAGCGCCTCCCTGCGGTACGCATCCCACTGCTTTAGCGAATACGTCTTTAACATATAAAAAATCCGCCCATTCCCACCGGACAAATAATTCTGCGGCATCTCACTCAACGCCACCGGCTGAATCCCCAGCAACTCACTAAACGCCAGGTACCGCACATCCTCCGTAACTTTTCCAGCCTTTAAATCCGCCAAAACCTTGTCCGTATCCTTACCAAACACCCGCTCCAAACGCCCCATAAACTCCGCTTTGCTCTCTTTATTAAGAACAAAATCAGCCAACCCGCCGCCCGGCTTTTCATTCCGCGCCAGCTTCATGTATTTATCCATCACCGCATTGATATACGTCAGCTTGCCCATTCTATCCAGAGTGGTTAACCCGGTCATTTTAAAAACCCGGTCCAGCCACTTACCGCTATTCCCTTCCGCCATAAACTCTTGCGCTATCCGGTCAACTCCAATATCTTCCAGCGAAATCATCTGCGCAGCCGGGTCTTTTAACGTCTTCGCGCTCTTTACAATATTTTTAGCCGTTCCGTAAAACCCTGTTCTGTACAGCGAATACGCCACATCCCCCAACTGCGTCAAAGCAGAGGCAAAACTACCCATCGTTTCCATATAACTCAAATTCTTATACAGCGCCACAATCCCGTGCGCCCCTTGCTGGTGAAACCGCGCCTGTAAAATCTCCCGTACCTGGTTCTCATTACTGGCCGTAATCTCACCTTTTTTAATCAGGTCCAGAACATAAGCCCCAATACTATCCTTCAAATCCTCCTGCTTTTCAATCCCGGCGTCATTCACACCAAACGTCTTTTCCATATCCGGCATCCAGCCCTTACCCTTTGCCGTCCGGCCATGTATTCCAAAAAACCGCCGACTCTCGATCCGGTCATTCACCGCATTCAAATACATCTGCAGGGAGGAATTTGAATCATAATAAAATTTATTCAACGCAAAATCAATCTGCTCAATCGTCCGCTCCTTCATACTGCCCGTCTCCGGCAAACCGATCTTTGTTTTCTGAAATCCTCTCAACAGCGAATTAACCAGGTTCACTTTTTCATCTTCAGTTAAAGGCCGTTGCAGCTTGGCAGCCTGCTCCTTCATTGCCGCCTCAATCGCGCTCCAATCCTCGCTCATCTCAAAATACTTTAAAAACCCCCGTTTATCCTTAACCATTCTCGGATGATAATGCAGCCGGTAATCCAAATCAAACCCAACCTCTTTCGCCCGTTTATAAACATCATCCATCACCTTCCGGTACGCCTGGTACTGCTCAACCCCGCCGTAGCGATGCATCAACTCTAAAATCTTTTCATCATCCCCGTTTTTCCGGGCAATATCCAAAACCAGCTTTTCCACCGGCGTCATTTTCTTAGTCACTTCCATAAAAGGAGTAACCGCCTTCACATCCCGCGTAATCCGCATTCCCAAATCAAACTCATGCCGCCGCAACTTTCTCCCCAACCTGGGATTTATTCGCTCCAACCGGCTCGCCACCGGCACAAATAACTTGTTCGCAACCTCCTTCGTACCCTCCCAACTATCCCGCAAAACCGTATTCCTGCCATGCTTTCCCACATACTTAGCCGCCTCATCATAAATCTCATTTCTCGTTTTCGGCTTAGCTGGCTCCGGTCTTCGAGTAGGTTCGCCTGCTTTACCTTGCGAACCGTATCGAGAAGCCGCCCTTGCAACCTTCTCACTCACCGGCTTGCCGCTTTTCCCTTCAAATCCAGGCGCCACAATCCCCATCCTGCCGGCGTTCTTTGCGTTCCGGGCCAGCATCTTAATCCCCGCCTCACCAACCGCCATCGCCGCCATCCCCTTAACCGCTTTTCCAGCGTCAAACGTCACATTCCCATCTTCATCTTTCTCCACACCCGCCACAGCCCCTGCCGGCCACGCCTTACCGTGTAAAATATTTGCATCCCCAGTGTCAAACGTCCCCCGGTTTCCAATTGCTGACTTTATCTGTTCAGGGGAGAAAGCAACATATTCATCCAATTCTTTATCTATAAAACCATCATAACCATTTTTTTTAAGATGATCCATTACTTTTCGATACGATCCTAATCTTTGTTGCAATTCATTAACATCGCCAGTAAATGGATTTTTTATCGAAACATATAATTCTTTTATCTGTTCTTTAGACCCATACGCTGCACTTTCTTGCTTATTGCTTGTAGTATAAATACCAGGCAACTCATAATCAGGAGAACCGGAATAACTTCGGGATTTTTTCATATCATAAACATTACCCATCGAACCCGTATGATACACCACCAACGGCCTACCCTGCTCATCAACCACCTTGCTTGCATTAACCGGGTCTTTTTCCCAATCACCAAACCACTTTTTAAAACTCTCGCTTTTCGTTACATCCTTTGCGCCTGCCTGTTCACTATTTTTAACTATATTTCCAACACTTGATTTTTTCCAATCAATACCATTCTTTTTTAAAATTCTCCTGGCTGCCTGTACTGCTTCTTTTTCAGACATTCCATGTGCGGTATTCACTAATTTTTCAAACCTGGTCGGCTCCCTTAATTCTCCTCTATCAATCTTTTCCCGGTATTCTTTTCTTAACCTGTCTCTTTTTTCAATTAATTCAGTATCCTTTTTAGCTTGACGATCCAATATCCGGTCTCTAACTTTTCCATACGGCAAATTTTTATGTAAAGCAGAATCCCCAATATCCTGCCGATCAGCCCCATTTATAGATAAATATGTTTCCTCATCCATAACTGAAATTTTTTTATTTTTTCCCACCCCAAACAACTCCTCCTGCTCAACCTTTTTCGGCTCAGTTTTAAACATCCCCACGCCCTGGCTGCCTTCAATCGGTTCGCTTGTTTTCCCAATCTTACCCCTCGGCATTTCCGCCTGCACCTTCATTAATTCAAGCTGCTCTTTTGGCTTTTTAGAACCATACTTTACCGCCTCCTTTTGCACCTTTTCACTCCGGGCAGGGCTGGCCCCTGCACCCTCAATTTCCGGTTTTGCCCCCATCAATCCGGGAGGCTCCAAATCACCCCCGCCGCCCAAATTATTTAAATCCCTTATATACTTTCTTTCCTGGCGGACCTGCTTCAAATTCTCACTCTTAACTTTTATCTCATTATCCAACGACTCAATAATTTTATTATAAACATCCTCAATAGACTCATTGACGCCCTTTTCAACAATAGCATCCTCGCCTACATGAAAAACAACCCCATCATTGCTCCAAACATTAATATCCGCATCGCTGCGTAACGCCACCGGCGAATGATCGCTCACCCTCACCCGTATATCATTATTCAACCTCGAATACATAGAAGCAGTAGTATCACTTTTACCCTCTATTTTTCCTTTAAACTTGCGATTTATTTTTTTAATCAAATCCCTGGTAACAAATTCACTCTTGTTTTTTAAATACTCGGTTTCTTTATTGCCTTGAACTTTTAAATTTAAAATTTCCTGTTCATGTGTTAATGCAGGTGAATATTTATAACTTTTAATAACCCCACTTTTATTAGTTACCGTCCCGGTCAATTCATACTTTACGCCATTTTCAACAAAACTATCACCTAAATTTTCTTTGCTATATTTATTAAATACAGCTTCGCCTTTATACTCGCTGATTCCCATTTCCTTACCTCCTGTTATAGTTTTTTCCTCTATAATAGGAGTTTTTTCACTTTTATTCAATACCTCTTTTTTCTTCCCATACTTTACCGCCGCTTTTTGAACCTTTTCACTCCGGGCAGGGCTGGCCCCTGCCTGCTTTGCCTTTGCTGCTTCCAAAATCCCAGCAGGTCCACCAACCTTGCCTCCCTTTGTTAGCTCTGGGTAATCCGGTATCTCTTTCAACACTTCAACATCTTCTAACTTGTTTTCCCTTACCTTATAACCCTTTTCCTCCAAAGCCTTTTTTAATTCCGGCTTGTCAAATATGAAATCATCACCATATTCCAACTCAAAATCATTATACCCATGCGTTTTAATACCTTCATCAACCAATTTATTCTGGCGTTCAATCAACTGCTTTATAGTATCTACACTTGGCTTATTCTCACCATTTTCAAAAGCATTTACTTTTTCTTTCAATAAATCAGTATTTCGCTGATAATTTGTTAAAAACTGCGCTACCGGCCCTCTTTTTTCATTCCTTTTTCCCAAAACCCCGGAAAGCCGTTCAATTGTTTTATTATATTTTTCCAATTGTCTGGGAGATAATACGCTCACAAAATCATCTAATATTTTCTTATTTCCATAATTGAATATCCCTTTTAACCTCATATCAATTTCAGAATCATCCAACGTATCTTTTACTTTTTTCTCACGTTTTGGCTTTACCCTCTCACGTCTCACGTTTGACGTCTCACGTTTCGCCACCTGCTCCGGCGTCACCTTCTTTTCAGTAACAGTAACCCCGCTTCCAACCGGCTTTTCAACCTTAGCCTTGCCCAACTCCGGGTAATCCGCCAACACCCGTTCCGGCACCGCCTTGCCTTCTGCCAATGCCTGTTCAATAATTAATTTATGAGAATATTCAGGATTTTGATATATAAAATTATTATTTTTATCTACAAAACCAGTTATTGTTTTATCATAGGGAGTATTTGTTCTATCTATAATTTGTCCGTGATTTTCCCCTTTTCTTCCTTTATAAATTTTTCCATTAAACATATTTGCAGGAATCATTTTATCTTCTTTTGTAAATGATTCCGACATAAATATAGTTGTGTTTGGGCTTTTTGCAAATCCTTCCCGCGTCATTTCCCAGGGCTGCTTTTTCGTCTCCCGTCTCACGTTTGCCGTCTCACGTTTTACCACTGGCTTATCAACTACCTGCGGATTTTTCTCTGCTTCCAATCCCATAAACTCCCCGCCTGCAGGTACATGCTCCTGTCCACCAACTCCACCCTGTCCACCCGCGTCCACTGGCTTTACCGTCTCACGTTTAGTTTTCACCGCCTTATTAATCCGCAAATTCAAAAACGTCTTACTATACGGCTTGCCCTCCTTATTAACCGTCTCGATCCCCAACCTGGCCGCCTCCGCATACACCCCGCGCAACTCCGCATCCGGCGTCTCAATCGCTTTACCCGACCCCGCCACAACCCCGCCCCTGGCCCGTTCCCTTGCTTTCAGAAACGCCTCACTATAAGGCTTGCCGTTCCTATCAAAAATACCAAGACCCGCCTGCCGGGACCTGAACTGCAACGCACTCAACGTCCCACCAGCCCGCTCACCCACCGGCAACCCCGTATTTCTTCCAGGGAGTTCCGGCGCCCCGCCAGTAAATTCAACTCGCGCCCCACGCACACCACCGCCATCCCCAATCAACCGCCGTCCATTACGTCCATACCGTCCACCCTGTCCACCCTGTCCACCAACAACTTCCCTACTTCCCGGCAACATCCCCGCCGCATCAACACCCACAACTTTAGGCGTATAATCAACCGGCTCCTCCCCTCTAACCTCCGGCCTGCCCGTCCGCACCTCCGCCGCATTCGCGCTGCGCGGTATCTCACCGCCAGGTAACAATTTCGGATTTCTCCTCTGCCGAAACTCACGCCACGCCGTACCATGCGAACCATCCGCAACCCTCTGCGCTTCCTCTGCCGCCTTCTGCTCAACCTGGCTCCGCATAAACGGCGAATCCCCCGGCTTTGGCCCGCTCCACTCATACCCCGCCGCCTCCTGGGGAGTAGTACGGGCAGCCCTTGCGGCTGCCCAATTTTCTTTTTCAGGACTTGTCCCTGCCGCCTCTACATTCCTTAACTCCCTCTCAACCTCCGCCCGTTCACCCGCGCTAATCGCCCCCTTGCCCTTGCGCAACTTCCCGGCCAGCGCCTTTAAACCCTTGCCTGCATAATGCCCAGCCACACCCATTCCCGCCCATAACGCCCCTTCTTCCAGCGTTCCAATCAACCGCTCCCGCTCATTATCATACTTGCGCGTTTGCGCAAACAAACTCCCCGCAATCGCCTCCCGCGCTGTCAAACCCTTAACTCCGGACAAACCCACCTTTGCCGTAACCCCGGCCCCGCCAACCCCAGCCGCCGCCATCAACGGCAAATCCGCCAACACCGTACCCAAAAACTCCGCCACCCCCGCGCTAAACCCCTCGCCCTCCGGCATATAAAAGGGATCAGACCCGCCATAATACTTATAATCCCCTTTCAATTCCGGTAACAACCCGCTCAACGCCTCGCGGCGTCTTTTTTCTTTATCCCCAACCGGCGCCCGGCCCATATCAAAAACATTACTAACATTTTCTAAACTTCTTTCACCGGCAGTTTTAACTAAACGTTCACCAAAACCTGCTTTATTATACCTGGTCTCCAAAGCCATCGCCAATTCATCATCGCTCGCCCCGGATAAATCAGGGTACTTTTGCCGATACGCCTGCAAAATCTCCGCATCGCTCGCATCCTTTAAATTTAATGCAGACCGCGTATTTCCCAAAAAAGACTTGTCTCTTTCCGGTTCCGGCGATAAATTTAAACTTTCAGAAAATGTCTGCGTAGAAACAGGCTCTGCAAATGAACGTTTTAACATTAATAATTCCCTCCGGCGCCATGTCTCTTTTGATTATATAACAAATCAAGCGGATTATCATCATACCTGGGCACACCAAATTTCAACTGACTTTTATTTTGCGGAAACAAATCACCAATATTAACCGTACCTTTTTCTGATCTTGCCGAATCTTGACCAGCAACATTATTATTTCTTTGCCGGTTAGCCATAATAATACTTTTCAACTCCTCGCCCTCGCTCGCAGCCGCCCCCCCATTCACCAAAGGCCGCCGAAACACATCCTGTCCCGCCTGCAGGGGTCCGTATTCATCCGCCCCAATTCCATACGTCTCATACTGAATTTCCCCCTGCTGCCGGCGCAACCGCTCAATCTCCCTTTGCAACCGCGCCACCTGGCCTTTAGCCGCCACATCTTTATCATACTTTTCGCTTTTCATCAAAGCATCGATATCCCCCTGCCGGTCCTGAATCTGCATATCCAAATCCTTCAACATCTCCGAAACCTTAACCCCACCCTTTTGATCGAATTCCAAACCTTTCAAAGCCAAATCTTCCCGCTCCAATCCCAACCGGCCGCGACTGTACTCCCTGTCCGTATCCGCCCGAAACTGATCAATATCCATTTTCCTCTGTTCAGCAGAGGTATCAGCATAATATTTAACCCATTCCTTATATTGTTCCGGCGTCATTTTTGTCCCTTTTATTGGCGCAAGAATCTTAGCCATATCCGGGTACTTGGTCAAAAACGCATCATCAACAATCAAAGAATTATCCGGCTCAAACTCCATCCCACCGGCATCCAACCCCATCGCCCCCGCAAACTGCCTGCCATACCCCTGCCGCGCCGTCCTGGTCAAATCCTTATTCCCCGCCATCTGCTGCAACACACTCTTTTTACGCCAATCGTCCTCGCGCTCCCACTGCTTTTTCGTCCACTCATCCTCGCGCTGCCAATCCTCCCGCCGCAAAGAGTCCTCGCGGTTCTGCTGGTTCAACAACAATTCATCCTGCCGCGCCTGGCTGCGCTTTTCAGCCGCCCGCGCCGCCAGCATATCCACCGCGTTCAAAATCGGCATAGTAAACCTGTTATTCTGCCCTATCATCTTACCTCCCTCCCAGCAACAAAGCCCGGTTCTGCCTGTTCAAACCCATCCCAATTCCCTTATTCTGCAAACCGCTCAACGTACCGGGAGTATTAGCCTTAGCCAAACCCCGCCCCGCATTTGCCGTATCAAACAACCCGCCGCCCAACAACAACCCAACCCCCGCCATATCACCAATCGTCCCCGCCCACATATCGCGATTAGCCTGCCCAGCCTCCAAACCGCCCTGCGCATAATCCCGCTCCATCCCCGCGTACTGCTGCTCGCTCCCCAGTTTCAACTCCTGCAACGGCGCCTCAATCTCGCTTGCGCCCCTGGCCAGGTTATAACTACTGCCAGCCAACGCCGAAAGAGTCGCTCCGCCAGGCATCCGGTTCGCACCCGCCATCTGCTTAATATTTTGCTGCGTCCCCAAATTCGCGCGCTGTAACTGTCCCATCTGCTGCGCCCTTATCCCGCCAATATCAGCATCACTCAACGTAACCTCATCCCGCCATTGCCGGGGATCAGGTATAGTGTTCCTCTGCTTCCCAACCAAATTCGCCAACGCGCTCCCACCACCAGCCAAAGCCATCAACGCCAACATCGGTAACGGCATCACACCACCTCATCTTTATTATAAATTAAAACGGTCATCGAGTAGGTTCGCCTGCTGTACCTTTGCGAACCGTATCGAGATGCCGTCCATAAAATCCACTAATTGCCTTCCGGCGAACCCATTTCACAACCACCGCACACAACCGCCCTGGGCTCGCCTTCCAAGGAACTAACCTACCGCTTTTTTCTCCGTCATTAGCGCAATCGCCTGGCCCAATTCAACGCCAGCCTTCAACAAATGCTGCGCCACAGCCGGTTTATCCGCCACCTGCAACTCTGCAATAATCGAATCCAGAAACGCCCGTTCATCCTCATCAACATCGCGTAACTCCACCGGAATATCCGCAATGTTTTCAACCGCTGCCGGAATTTTCGTCACAATCGCAATCACATCCGTAGCATCCGTTAAACCGATCTTTTCCCCTTTCAACTTGCGCGCAATAAAATTCGCCAGGGGAATCATTGCCGCCAACACCTCTGCCGTGTCATTAATGTTTCCAGCCATCAGCACACCTTCCTTGTTCTTTAATGGTTTTCCAACTTTAAAAATGTAACGATTAATTAAACCGCTGGACAATGCCAACGCTCCCGCAGCCGTAGTCTCAACAGCAAACTCCTGTGCGCCCGGAATAAAAAACATTCCCACACCCGCCGCAGTAGTCACAGCCCCGGCCCAAATTCTTTTCTTCCCGCTCCCTTTAAGCAGCTTTTTGGACAAACCGGGAATAGCAGGTAACAGCCGCCTCCCGACCTTCCAAATACTTGAAAGAATCATAATCACCTCCGCGCCACACAACCCGCCGCTGACCTGCCATAACCACATCAATCACCATCGGCCACCGATAACCCAAAACCCGGCTCTTTACAAACCAGTCATTATTAAACCCGTTTTTATTATTACCGCTTAACAAATTCACACAACCGGCATCCTCGCCCAACCACAACCCGGCATGTGCCTGCCAACTCAACCCTCGCGCCAACACAGTAACACAACCCAACCTCGGCTTGCTAATCGGCCTGCCATAATCCAGCCAACTCCGCGCCAACAGGCTCCGTGTCCCCTCATATCCGGCAGCCGCAAAACAAAAATTCAACGCCGCCGAACACCAGGGCACCTCATCATGCGTAGCAATCCCGTCCGGTATTCGACAAGTCCGTAAATATTGAATAATCCGCAAATTATCAATATCGCCATCCACCTCGCTCACACCAATCTCCCCCCGCGCAATTGTCAACCAACTTGGCTCATTCATTCGCTTTCGCCTTCAACTCTTTAATATCCTGCCGAATCTCGCTCAAGATTTGCCTCACCCACACCGTATCATTATTACTTGCCGCTTGCGCCTGCTCAACAGAACGTAACCGGTCCCATTGTTCATTAATCGCCTTTTCCTGCTTTTCCTGCTCCTGCTTTAACAAAGCCAACTCCACACATGGAGGAACATGCCGCTTTTCAAACACCTTAACCAGCAGACCAATAACCAAACCTGCAAACGTACAAATAATATAAATACTAACCTGCTCACTCACGCGCCCTCCAAAACCTTAATCCGCCGTTCCAGTTCCCGTATCCGCTGTTCATAATACCGCATCACCTGCTCCAAACTCCGCGCGTTAACATCCTCATCCTTGCCAAACCGCACCGGCCGCCCCGCGCTCTCTGTCCGCTCCTGCCTGCCGGAAGCTTTCCGCCAGTTTACCATTGCATCACCCGTAGCTTCAACTCCCGTAACGTAGCCTGCATACTACTATCCGCCGAATCACTCGCAACCGTCACCTCCAACTCCTTAAACAGAAAATTGGGAGTCTCTCTCACAACCGTAACCTTTGCCGAATCCAGTGCCACCGCCACAGTATCCGCATTCAACTCGCTCCCATCGCTCATAATCACATCACAACCAACATTTCCTTTACCTCTAAGGTAAAATTCATGCAGCTTTTTCCAATCCCAACCGCTCCCCGCATCAATCAACCGACTCGTAAAACTCCACCCCACCTCCTCATCAAACGTAGTAGAATCATGGTCAAACGTCACCACCCGCGTACTATCACAAAGCAAAAGCCGGTTATCAAAATCCAACCACCCGCAGGAAGGAACCACATCAGTATCCCGCACATACCACGCCCCCCGGTCCGGCTGCCACACCAAAATTTCACCATCCAAAACACACCACAACCCATTATTCAGTTTATTCCAAAACAACAAACCATCCGCAGTCACCTTCTCCCGGTACCGCTCCCGCAAACCCTCCCCGGCAGTAACCCCGGTCACAGCAATACCATTAAAACCAAACAACTCACCCTCATCCATAAAATAAAGGTCGTTGTTTACCAGCGTCCACCCATCCATGGCATACAACCCGTTCTTGCTGAACCCCACGTCCTGGTAAAACTGCCCATCATTAAACTGCCCCTGCGTTAAACTCCGTTTCTTCATCACCACCAGGCGATCATTAACATTCGCAATCGCCAAATTCCTATCGCTCGTACCAACCCCCGTCTGCATAATATTCAGGTTAGGAAACACATCCCACTGAAACGAAGGCGAATACCGGATCACATCCTCCTCCTCATCCTCCAAACTCAAACAAAACGCCCTGTCCCCAATAATCACATGATGCGAATAATCGGGATTTATATCCTTCGTCCCCGCAGGGATCCCGCTCAAATCATAAAAATCCGTTCCCCCATTCGCAAACTCCACCCCAACCCACATATAATAATAACCGCCATCAACATCCCACAACCACTCCGGCTCAATCTCAAAATTAACCAATGTATTAGCGTCATAATCCAGATAAGCAGGCGAATCAACCTTAACACTCACATACCGCGAAGGCTTGGGCGCAAACACACTGCCCCCGCCCCAAATATCATAAATCACCCTATCAATAACAAACGGCGTATAATACAACCCGAAATAACTTTGTAATTTTAACGTCAAGCCCTCCGTCAAATACCCATTTTGCCAAACAGCATGACCATCATCCGCCGCACCATAATAAAAAACCAGGCTATCACTCGTACTCGTACTACTAACCATCTGCGCCCATTGCACCGGTTCCGGCTTTTCCGTTAAAGAAACAATATTCCCGACATACCACCCGCTTGCCAAAGCCGCATCATCCAAACTATCCGCCCAACTTAAATCATTCCCAAAACTATAAGCAATACCAATATCCGTAACCCGCCGCAACAGCAAACTATCAGGCTCAACGCACAACTTTAACCCCGCCCCAACCAAATTCCCGTATAAAGTCTTGTACGTCTCGGTCAATAGCGAATACTGCCCATCATCCATAACCACAAACAACTTTACATAAACCACAGTATACGCCGCATCCACATCACAAATAGCCTTCCCGTCAAACCATAAATTTTCTGAACCTATATAAATACCCCGATTCTCGGCGCTAACCTCGCTCTCCGTTAACTGCCAGCCCTTAACAGTAAACGTGCTATCCGTCTCCGGGAAAAAAGTCCGATCCACATAAAAATAACTTAGCGGCTTGCTGGCCCCCATAATCCGTACCACCCCATTATAACTCGAAAACCGTAACACATCATCACTTAATATAAGCGGTATTTCCAGCTTTACATTATCAATTATTAAAGTATCAATTGCAGCCGTTGAATCTTTTACATAAATAGCAAAACGATCATAAGCAAAAGGATTATCTATTTCAGTTTGTGAATCATAACTAATTTCTTGCCAATCGTTTAAATGATCACCGTTAGTTACAAATTGAATCCTGCCATCTGGTACAGAAGGATTCAAAGTGTCCATAAAAACATTTACCGTAAATATCGTATCACTTTTTATTAAAGCCGAAAATCTTACTTTTGATGGAAAAGTATTTATATATTTATCTGCAATTTTTTGTCTTATACCCAAATAATGTCCAGGATACGTTTCACCATATTCTCGCGGCAATAAACCTTGCGCCGCGCCATTATACCCGCTCGTATCAAAATAAACTTTTTTATTGAGATCATATATTTGACTATACCATTCCCAATCAGTAGCCAAATAATTATTTACAAGAAGGTTTCTTTTTTCCTCCATCCGCCCATTTTTCAAAACATCCACCCAGGGCAAATCCAGCGTATCATGCGCCGCGCCCATATACCCATCATCATCATCCCAATCCACCCGCACCAGGTATTTTCCATCCTGCACCAACAAAAACCGCTCCCCGGTAATATCATCCGTAACCTCGCATCCCGCCTTTATATTGCCAAATCCCGTATCCACAACCACAAATCCGCGCACCGTCTCCCATTCCCCAAGTTTATTCTGCCTAAGATTCACCACCTCCTGATGCTGAAAATTCTGCAAATCGCCCGGCGTAATATCACTCAACATCCCGCCCGGCTTTAACATAATATCAAAATACTGGCCAGCCAAAACCACAGCCGCCAGAACCAAAATAAACCACACCACAATTTTATGCAGAACCCTAACCATACCAATACTCCCGGTAACCGCCAGCGTAACTCCCCTCGCTAACCGCCACATCATTACCACCAACAATCAACGCCTTTAACCTCTGCCGGTTCGCCTGGCTGCCAACCAAAGCCTTTTCCAACCGCTCCGCCTTAACCAAATCCGCCGCCGCCAGGGGATAATCATTACTCAACTCCAAACAAGTCTTGTACAAAATCAAACTCTTATTCCCCCGGTTCCACTCCACATCATTAACCTGGCCAGCCGTAAGGTCCGCATCCTCAACCGCCGCCAAAGTAGAACCCAAAGCAAAATAATAAATTGTATACGCCGTGCTTGCGCTCACCCCGCTAAACCACAACTTGCCGTCAAACTCGCTAATTGTCACCCCCGTACAACTTCCGTCCCACGCCTGTTTTTCCAAATACACAAAATCAGTAACAATCCCGTTTGCATCTTCCAGCCGAAACGGCGCCAGCCACCCCGCCGGCAGAGCAACATACTGCACACTCTCCGAAAAACTTCCCGCCGCAATAACCAAACTCTTTTCCACCAGCAAATAAGCCCGGTTCAACTCCTCATAAATACGCTGCATCGCCCGCAACACCCGCGGCTTTTCCAACGCATCAGGCCGCCCCAACCGGTCCTGAACATCATCCAGCGTATCATTAACCCAATTACTCATTTGCCGTACCCTCTTTTTGTGGAACCGGAACACCCAACACACTCGCCAACTGATAATTAAAATCAGCCTCCGCGCCAGGTACAGCCGCGCCATCCACCAACCCGCGCGCCTGCAGGCTCTTATCGCTCAACACCTCCACAATCCCCGCCTTCACAATCAATCGATGCAGCTCCGTACTAATCAACGGCTCCAGGGAATACCACACATTCTCAGTCGGCGGCGTCTCGCTCGTAATTGCCCCGTCCAAAGTCGCAACCCTCGTCGAACCCACATAATCAGTTATGAGTTGAATTTGTTCCAACACCCAATTATCCCCATTCTTTACATAAGTATGAAGATAATGATCATTGTACACATCATCGATCTTGGAAGCATCAACATCAAAAGTAATACTCGTACCCGCCTTAGTAGCCGCCGCCGCCTTGCCCCAAATCAAATCCGGCACCCGCCTCCGGTACTCTAACCGACAATCACCCTCCGCAGTCCCCACCGGCGAAAACTGAAAAATCCGCCCCATCCGCACATACAAAGGATGCGTTTCATCATTGCTGGGATAATTCCGCGTCCCAATCATCGCCCGGTTAGCCGCCTCCACCTTACGCGCAAACACATAATCACCAGTCGTGCCATACTTGCGTTCAACATTAATAACCTCCTCGCAATCACCAGGCACATACACACTCGCCGGAACCGCAATCGAAAGAGATTTCCGGCTCACCAACACATCCGCCAACAAAGCCTTCATAGCCACAGCCACCAGCAAATAACCCATATTCACATAAACTAATAAACTTCTATCGCTAATCTTCTCCTGGCTGCCCAAATCCAGCTTTTCACGGATTGTACTCATAATCTCTAAACTGTTCATCTTAAAAACTCCCTCTCCCTCTCAACCACTTTATCGCATCCAGCAAACTATCAATCACCGCATTCAACTGCGAAATCTCCTTACTCATCGCCGCCTTTTCCAAACCATCTACATTCTCCAAAGGCTCAACCAGTCTATCCTTTTCACCCAACGCATCCAGCAGCGAATCCAATAACTTTTCCGCATTCTCCCGGCTCAAAACAAAAGAAGCCCCGGTTTCTTTATCACCCGGTTCAGGTTCACACCATGCCCATTTTTTTAAATAAGCAACTTTTTGCGATAAACTATTTTTAATCTTAATCTGAAAACCCACTCTTTCGCCTTCATCTTCCTGTTGCGCATTAACAACCAGGTCTTCAGAATCAATAAACGGAAAAAACCCTTCAATCTTTTTCATGCCCAATTCCCTTCATAATTAATTAAACGACTTTACTTCATTCTCCGCCAAAACGTGCATATTCGCCGCAACACTCTTGCTATACCCCTCCGTCAAAGCGCACAACTCGGTCGCTTTAAATACCACCAAATTTTGAAACATCTCATTCAACAAACTGTTTTGCGAATCCGTCACAGCCGGTAAATTCTGCTTATACTTTAACCTGTATCCCTCCTTCACATTCGCACCAGGCACAGGGTAAATCTCAAACCCGCCCTCAAAAGCCGGACACATAACCGGGTCCGTCTCCCGCGGCGTACTGTAAATACTCGAAGCATCAGGACTCTCCTTCACCCGCGCCTTATACCCCCGGTTTACAGCCGTAATCCCCTCCACATAATCCAACCGCAACTCTACCCACCGCCCGCAATCCAACGGCCACTGGTACAAATTCACGCCCAGTTCCAAATCCCCCAAAACGGACTTGATCGCCGTATCGATAAACCGCAGAGGCACAACGTTCATCACCCAACGCTGCGCCTCTGTTATATTCGCCAACACCTGGTACTTTGTATAAGTATCCGCGCTCGCTTCCAAAGCCAGGTTCCCGGCAATAATCGGTTTTATAGTCGACGTTAAAATCATCCCAACACTTCCGCGCTTTTTCCGGCAATCTTTTCAACCAGCGTTTCCGCAGTATCTTTTGAAGTTACCGGCAAACCCAGTTTCACAGCCCAATCCGCCAGCTCCTTTTTTTTCAGCGAATGCAAATCGCCCAGCTTTTCCAGTTCCTCAAGAACTTTCAAAGCCTGCTCATTGCTCACCGGACCAGGTTTTTCGCCTGTATTCCCCGCGCCATCAGAAGTAGCAGGAACAAAAGGCGTAACCACAGCCCCGGCCTTCGTCACCGTATAACCGGCATCCACCAGCATCTTAATCGCCGACTGTAACCGATTTTCCTCCGCCTTAACAATATGCGGCGCCAGGTCTTTTGCAGTCTTACTTACAATATGCGGATTCTGACCAACAATCTCCTCGCCCTCCGCATCCGGTATATCAATCTTGCACACATCAAAAAACAGCTTGTACCCGGCATTGATCTTGCCCGTCTTTAAATCACGAAATCCCACCGTCATTCCTTTGGGATTATTTACTCGCAAATACAACTTCATCGCACTATCTCCTTGTTAAAATTTTATAAAAGGGTGAGGACTACCAGGCTACCAAACTCGCACCGGTAGTCCCTTTTTGGCATTGGGCATACCAACACTCTTAGGTCACATCGCCAATTTCAGCCCACGTATCAGCCGCCGTCTTGTAATAAATCATGTGATTCGTTGTGTCAATAAACAGCGAATCAGTCGGCGCGTCCGTGTAATTAGTACTCGGCGCCGCGCTTCCAAACAAAGTTTGAAACTGAAAAGCCCCGTCCTCGCTGGTAAAACTCAGCTTGTAAATCGTCCCGGAACCTTCATACTCAGTTTTTGCGGGCTGCCGAACATCCAAAACCATATTTACAATTTTATCTGCCATCTCTCTCACTTCCTTTCCAGGCAATAAAAGCCAGGTTAATTATATCTTATCTCGCACCATCGCAATTTTTTTGTCGAAAAGTAAAGCGGGCTTGTCAAACACCACGCTCCACGATAAAGTCGTACCTATCGGATTCCCCGCCTGGTACGCAAACTTTAACCGCATCCATAAACCAATTTTGTAATAAGGATCACTGCTCCCGGTCTGCACATTTAACGTATCATAAATAGCCGTAGTCGTTAATTGATCCTTAATTACACCGCTTGCCAGGGATGCTAAAAACCACGTTTCCCGATCCAACGAATACTCCAAAGAAACATTACAATCCTCCGTACCACCGGCATCATTACTCATCACCATTGTGTAAAAAGCATTGTTTGCGGTTAATGGACCTATCCACATCGCCTGTGTATAATGGGTTCCAATACTGTCCGTGGCCGCAGTCGTGGTCGTGCCATAGTACCGCACTTTGGCTCCAAAATCTTCAAACATCGCAGTCGTATTATAAACCGTACCATTCGCAGCCGGAAAAACACCGGTAATGCCAATAAACAGCAAACCCACCAGCATCACAATCGCAATAACTCTTTTAATACTCCAACCTCTCACGTCACACCTCCACTTTTTTTACGGTCATCGAGTAGGGCGTCCCGCTTTTAGGACGCCCGTATCGAGATGTTTATACAATTAATAACCTGCCGGCATCGCCCGCGTAATCGCAATAGCGCTTGTATCATTCACCAGGTATTGCCCTGTTGAACCTTCATCATTGTTCCAGAAATCCGCTCGCGCCCAACCAACCAGAGTACGGAAACCCACGCCTTCAACTTCCTTATAATCGCGTGTTTCGCCTATAAACTCTAACGGCTTGCCGCTTGCCTCAGCAATCGCATTATCGCCCAGAATGATCGCGCCGAAAACCTCATAGCCGCTCCAATCCTGGTAACTCGTAATATCACTGGCCGCAGAACTTGGTCCCCACACCGGCAGGGAAGAACTGGTCGTAACCGGCCAAATCGCCTCCCCGGCGTCAAAAATCGCCCAACCATTCCAGAACCACTTGCAGCCAATCAACATCGGATTATTTTTGGCAAACTTTTCCGCCGCCGTCTGTGCAACCACCTGCTGAAACTTGCTATCTTCCTGCAGGTCTTTTATCTGCCACTGGTGAGCAATAATAACCCGGTAACTTTCGCCTTCCACCGTAGCCAGCATCGGAATCTTGCGAATCTGCGGTTCTGCTTTCAGCGCATTCAAAAAGTCGGTATTAAATACATGGCTAACACCAATATTATCAATCGCGCTCGCCACCGCATTTTCGTAGGCAGTAGTCCCAGGATACACGCCGGAACTCGAAACCTTACCACTACCCGCCACATAAATATGCGGATGACTCCACGCCGCCAAAGTCGAAGCAGCCTCGCCGCCCAAAACATTCAGGGATTTTCCCTTGTAAATCGCTGCCGGAATCTCCATAAAGTTCTGCAACTCGGCAAAATACTGCCGCAACTGCGGTTCCGCCTGCTGCACCAGGTTATAACTTTTCAGAATCTGATCAGTCAAAGAGGATTCTTTGGTTTTAACCGCATGGCGGATTATGTCAATATAAACCGCCAGGTGATTAACCTTCTGCTCCTCCTCGTGTCCGGATAATTGTGTTCTCCCATACTTGGGCAAATTAACCAGCCGCCGTAACATCGGCACCTGCAACTGGTTCCCCGGTAACTTGTTCAACTCCTGGTGAACCACAATCGGACTGTTAAAAACTTGCCGCGATTTTTCGGGATCAACCATGCCGCCTTTTGTATTGAAGGCTTTGAACCGCCCCCAAAACATAAACTTGGCCGCCTGAAAATACATCTTTCTTGCTAATAGCTGGAACTGATTCCCGCTAAAAGCCACATCATATATACCTACTGTACTCGCCATCACAACACCTCCCGCCTTCCCTGCTTATAAAGTCAAGAAAAACTGTTAATCATCCTTACTCATTTGCATTACCTGCTCCTCGGATAGCGCCGCTATTTCCTTCTGAGTCATATTCTCCAAACTCTTGGGAATCTTGCTCCCGCCGGCAGCAGGAACTTTATCGAATTTACTACCGCCATTTTGCGCCGACTTGATCGCATTAACCGTTTCCGCCCGTGCTTCCTTTTTCACCTGCTGCTTTACAGCGTCCAGGTTCAAAATCCGCCAGGCATTCCGTAACGCGCTCGCTTTATAAACCCCGCTCCGGTCCGGCGCAAAACCGTTATCCGGGTCACTTACAAAGGCCGCTAACCGCTTAAAATCGGGACTCTTTTCGTACCACTCGTTTATCTCCGCTTCGTGCGTACTCAAATCCCAGCCTTTTTCAGCCTTTAAAAAAGTCAAGACCTCATTATCCTGAACCCGCGCAATCTCTTCTTGCGCATTTTGCTGCTGCTGAACCAAAAAACGCTGGTTCTCTGCCTTCCAGGAATTGTATTTATTCAGGTCGCGGTAATATTCAACCACCGCCTCCGCGCCTTCCTCCTCTTGCAAAGCCTCAATCTCCGCATCGGACAAAATATCATCCTCGCCAAAATCAGGCTTTTTAGAGTCAACCTTTTCCTGCTCAATCGCCGCCAGCCGCTTCTTATATTCCGCCAATTTCTGCTGCGCTTTCGTTAACGCCCGCTTGGTATCAATCAGGGGATCATGGGTAACTTCCGGCTCCGCATCCGTTCCAGCTTCCTTCTCATCTGCTCCCGCATCCTCTTTGCCAGCTTCCGTTCCCAAATCCGCGCGCTCATCTGCTCCGTCAACACCTTCCGGCGCATCCGGGCTTTCTTCTTGCGCGCCCTCCGCAGCCGATCCAGCTTTTGCGGCTTCTCCATCAGCATCCACATCTTCAGGCTCCTCCGGTTGATTCTTTCGGATAATTCTGTTATCATCGTCCACAACAACAGAGTCCAACTCATCAAACCCCAACTTACTTGCATCAAGCTGGTCCGGTTCCGGCGCCTGCGCAGTCACATTAGCAGCATCAGCATTTGATTGCTGCTGTTGCTCAATATTTGCCGCCGCCTGGTCTTGAATCTCATTTGCCATAACTACAACCTCCATCAATCGCGGGCCCGTCCGGGTAATCCGCCTCTATAAATTAAACCGCCGCCTTCACGGGTCCGCGCGTTTGCCCGGATAATCCGCTCCCGCCGCCGCCATCTAATTGCTGCTTCTGCTTTGCCAACTGTAAAAGCGCCTGCGTCCCCTGCAAAGCCTCCTGCTGCTCTGCCGTAACGCCAGCCTGCGCCAATGCCTGCTCAATTCTTTCCAATAATTTATCAATATCCCCTAAATCGCTTTCTTCCAGCCACCATCTAAAGTCAATCGCCTGCGGACCTAAACCCTGCCAAATCATCTTTACCAGCTCCGATTTTTCCAGGAACCGAGTCGCTCGAGCTGTCGGATTCCTCTCCAAATCATCCATGCCCACCATATACTCGCCCAAACGCACATCATTAAGAACCCTATCCGCCATCTGTAAATTAAGCGCCACCTCATTCTGCTCACCGCTTTTGGGATTCGTTATAAGGAAATACCGCTCATTTGTCACATTCAACTGTATCAGCTTTACCGCCTTATTGTACACCCGCCGTTTCATCCACCGAAAATAAAAATCAGCCACCGCCAAATTATTCTGCGCCTGGCGAACCCGTTGCGCAAACAACGAAGCATTCTCATTCGCGCTCTGGTCCGCCCCCATAAAATTAGCGTGTGCGTTAGTGATCTTGAAAATAAAATCCAAAGCCGATTGCGCCATCTCCAAATGACCCGTAGGAACCTGCGGCGCCTTCCGCTCCTGGAAACTATCGTTTATACTTGCATTCTGCTCAAACTCCATCGTAAAGCCCGGCTCATGGCCGCTCTGCACATACTCATCATAATTTTTAATATTGTCCGGCTTTACATTATCCCCAACACTCGAATTCTTATTGAGAATATCCATCGTCACATTCTGCAAATCATTTAAATGCTGCTGTGGACCTAAAGCGTTTTTCATTATCCCAAAATTCAAATGCGTAAATTTCCCGTAAGCATACGGCTGAAACAACACATAATCCCACATATTATCCTGCAACTGCGCCTTGCGCTCCCCAAGGTGAAAATTCAACGCCGGAATCACCTCGATGATCTTTTTAACCTCCTGATCCTGCTCTATAACCTTCATAGTCGGGTGACTGCGTAAATACAAATCCAGCCGCTTCCCCTCTAGTTGACAAATTTCGCTCTCCCCCGTCTCCATATCCATCAACACCGGCACCCGTTCAACCGTCTTTTTGTGGAACTCGATCACCCGGTACAAACCCTCGTTCTCGTGTTCCTCCACAAAATACCGATGCTGAAAATTCCGCCGAACATCATAAGCCAAATTCGAGTTTTTCCACCATTCATCTTTATCACGTAAAAACCCCTGCAACTTGCTCCTGTGTTCCGGCCAACCCCGCATAATCTGGTCGGCATCCATCCACCGGCTGCGTAATAAATACCGCGCATCATCAGCAAAATCCCGCTTGGCGCGACTATCCCACATCAACTCAAACTCATCCACATTTCCGAATACCAGGCTCCCGTCAATCTGCAACTCGTCCGAATACCTGGGATACATCACCCCCATGCGGTTCATCCCGGCGAGTAGAGTCTTACCCATATTCTCCTTGCACTCCGCATTCAGCGCCAGCGTATCGATAACATTCTCCAACGCCTCCGCCGTCGCCGCATCCCCGCCCTGTTTTGGATACACCCGCATCCGCTCATCACTCAAATAAAAATTGCCAAGTACCTGGTTAAAAATTGTAAAAACTATGTTGAAAACCCTGGTCGGACGCCGCTTTGAAGCATAATACGCCAACTGCTCCTGCGTATACTGCTCCCCCGCAAGAAAGTTATAACCCTTCTCAATCTCATTATACACCTTTTCCCACGTAGGAAACTCGCGGACATACACATCCGCAATCCGCGCCACATCCCGCGTCTTTTTATCCTCCTGGGAAACCACCTTAACATCCGCGCCAGCAGCGCTATTTACATTATCAGCCATGCTATAAATTTACCTTAAAGGTAAAATAAGCACAAGATGAAATGATTTATTTAATAAACCGCCCCTGCCAAATTCCCTAACTCTATAAAAATCAACCAACTACAAAAAACACAACCCCTAAAATAGCTTAAAAAACATTAAACACTTTATCAACCCTCACAAAACACAACTCCATATTTTAACCATCCACCAATAAAAAAAACCCGGAACCGTCTAAACGGTCCCGGGCCTGCTTTGACTTGTGCCCCCCTCCGGTATCCTCCCCTGGTTATTCAAATAAAACAAACTGATCTTTGTTTAATTTTTCTCTGTGATTTTGCATCCACCACCAAAACATATCTTCACCGCTTTTCCATCTTTTTGAAAAGTCCAATTTATTATCAATTCCATATTGGTATCTTTTTTCAAATGCTCGTATAAATGCCTTTACATATTTTGGATAATTAATAACATCCTGTTTTCGACTTTCACCGTTTGCCATAGGACAAAATAAACAACCTATTCGCTTTTGTCCTTTATTATATAATTCGCAATATTTTAAATTATTAAGCTTTATAAATTCCCACACCTCACTTTCTTTCCAATTAATAATAGGATGCAGATAATGTTTTCCAGCCAATTTATTACATGTTTCAACCATTTTTCTATTTGATCTACTAACCGATTCTTCCCATCTTATACCGGTTAATACAAACCTATCATTTCCGCCTTGCTCTTTAAATTCATGGCAACACCAACGCCTTTTTCTTCCGTTGGGAAAACCTCTCCTAACCAATTCCTTCAAAAAAGTTTTATTACTTCTATCCCAATTAACATCAGGATATTCATTTTTTATGAACTTTGTTAATTCAGGCGGATCAATTGTTGTTACGTTGTAATGTGCATCAAATTTAACGCCAGCCAATTCAGCTAATTTATAAATAGTAATACTATCCTTTCCCCCAGAGAAAGCCAAATAATAACCTTCTGGCGGTTCATAAACTTTCAATCTATCAATAGCTTGTTGAATCTTATTTATTGGCCCAAACAACGTATTTTCTCTCAACACCTTTCCACCTCGTCCATTAATCATTTCTCGCAATCGAGGCATTTGCCCAAAACATTACTTCCTCCAGCTTTGTCATCGCCAACGATCTTTCCCGGCCCTCCGGACAAACCTCATTAATCAAACAAGCAAACTCTTTTGCCTTTTCCCGAATTTTTAAAATATTAACTATTCCTTCCTCAGAAGGAACATGATGACTAAAATTTCTTTCAATCACATCATTCATTATTTTTCTCCTTAAATTGAATAATCGTACCACCATCATCTTTTTTAATACGAACCTTATTTAATAAACTATCCGGCTCATTCGTAATTCGTAATTTGTAATTAAACCTCGTTTCTTGCGAAACCCCGCTTCGCACCCCCAACCGCCGCGCATACACCCGCGCCGCCATAATCGGCACATCACGCGGAAAATCCATCATCACCGGCGCAATCGCACCCGTTCCCGTCCACGCTAACTCCCGGTTACTCACCCATTTAAACCACCCAAAAGAACTGTCCGCGTTCACATACCAGTCATACTCCGGCAAAGGCGCTAAAAACGGCACCATATTAACATACCAAAAACTAAAATTCCCCTGGTAATACACCGGCAAACTATCCGCCAGCGTACTATCAACAGTCGTATCCGGGTAAAAGAAAAACATCAACCCATCCAGCGTTCCGGGATCATACCTGCTAAACAAACTATCCGCCGCCACCGGCGCATACAACCCCGCCTCCGCCGTAATCCCAACCAACGGCAACAACCCCAATCCGCTACATCCCGCCAGGCACAACACCACAAACAACATTGCCCACCAAGTCCACACCGTCCACCTCGTCCACAATCTTTTCATACACACCTCCAATTCGTAATTCGTAATTTATAATTCGTAATTGTCTTCAAACAACGGCAGCCTTCTCGCCTTCACCGCCGCCGCGTTCAACCACAAAACCTCCGTACTGTACCGACTCCCCCCACACGCTTTTTGCACCCTCGCTTGCGTCTCAAACCTGCCCCATCCCTTCAACGCTTCACTATACAAAGCGCTATCATAAGCGCTTAATACCACCATCCCCTTAACCTTTTGCAAAACATTCAACAAACGAACATGATCTTCCCGGCTCATCTCAAACCTGTACCCGCCCGGCTCCTTTTCCTCTCGCATCTTGGTCCGCGTCTCCGGCAAATACGGCGGATCGCAATAAAACAACGTCTCGTCCGTATCGCACTTTTCAATAACATCACATGCAGGTAAACATTCTATTGCCACCTTTTTAAATCGCATAATTGCCTTTTCTAATTCCGCAGGATACGTATTCCAATCATGTGTACAAAATCTCCAAAAATTAAAAGCCATACTACCCCGGAACCCTGTACTCACGTCCGTTGTAACACTATCGCTCCTGAACCCCATAAACGACCTCACAATCGTCCTCCGCGCCATCTCCACATCATCATCAACATAACCATAACTCAATTCAAACTCTGCCCTGCTGTACGGCGTCAATTCCAGCATCCCTATTAACCTGATCGCTTTTTTCTCATCCCGTAACACCCGGAACACATTCACCACCTGCCCGTCCAGGTCATTGTATACTTCTGCAAAAGACGCAGGCTTTTGAAGCAACACACTCGCCGCCCCGCCAAACGGCTCAACATAAATCCTATGCGCCGGAAAATGCCCAATCACCCATTTAGCCAACCGCCACTTACCGCCATGATACCGCAACACCGGCCGCTTCACCCTAACCTCTTCCATTCTCTCTAACCCTTCTCCATCTTCTCACCTGACCCGTTGCCCGGCTATCGCGCCATACCCTAAACCGTAACCTGTGCCCAGCAGCAATAAACCGCATTCTATGCACCAACCCGCAATCGCAACACTGAAACTTAAAATCCTGCCGCCGCCAATCAATCTCCACCGCCTCCCCCGCCTTATAACTCGGATAAAACTTTTTTCCTTTCATCTTCCGCTCTTTTCCAAAATCTTTTTATTTTCATTCTATCTTTATTAGTCAATATTCCATCCCATCGCTTATTTAAAAGTTCAATACATTCTTTTGTGTGATGTTCTTTGCAAACATCACCTAATACTCTCTTTATTTCTGGCCTGATAACTCTATACTCAGCCATTTTATAACAAAAAGAACAAAACATATCTTTTCCCTTTCACCATTCGTAATTCGTAATTGCCTTACACCCCATCCGCACCTGCAGGCCGCGCCATCCGTTTCCGCGACCGCGTTCCAACCTCCCCATAATCATCCGTCATACCAACCCGCTCCTTTGCCTTCTTGCGCACCGGCGCCGGTAACCACTCATGCAACCGCAACTTAATCGCCTGACCCATAACCCTGTCATCAAAATTTCCCTCCTCAGCCTCCGGCTTGCCGTTCTTATTATAAACAAAAGTAAGGCATTCCCTGAACACACCAGGCTCCAACGCCCCGTCCGTCCCCTCCCGCAATGCCTTCCTAAACTCGCTCAACATCGGCGATCGCGTCACATTAGTAGTCAACCAACCCAACTTATCCGGCGAAACCGGCTCCTCAACCACCCGGTCATAATCATACTGACGCATAATAAAACCATACCGCTTTTTCAACTCACTGATCACCGCGTAACCGTGATTGTTCTTTTCCGGCGCAATAAAACAGCTATCATACCACCGCCCAAAATGCGCCAGCAAATACGCCAACACATCCGTATCACAATGCCCCCGGTACCACGCCACATCACGACCTAAAACCCTGTCATACACCACAAAATAACTAAAATCCCCCTTTTCCAAACCCTCCGCCACATCGCAACTAATACAATACCTGTGCAACCACGCCTTTATTACCGCAGGCGGCTCCACAACACAAATATCCCCAAACTCATAATTAAACAACCGCACCTTTTCCGCCCCGCCTTTTCCCGTAACCTCAAACGAAAACCTGTACCCGCTCCTATCCGCCCGCCGCTTTTCCCAATCCTCCGCCAATAACAAACGCCGCGCCACCTCCCGGTTATCAAAATACGGCGAACCAGCCATCAAATGATCTATGTCGAGTTCTTGTGCGATCGCTTTCGGATTATCCTTTCTCCGCTCACACTGCTCATCATACCAAATCGATCTCGGTTTTCCCTCCCCATCCTTATACAACCCTATATTCTTCATCGGATGCAAACTCCAATGAAACGACAAAACATCAATTGCCCCGCTAAACCGCAGCTTACTAAAATACCGCCCAAACCCGCCAGGCGTACTAACGCAAATTCGACACAACGAACTATCCCCCGTCGCCGTCCACGCCTCCTCGTCCTGATGCTCCCAAAACGCAAACTCATCCAGCATAATAGCCCGGTACCGCCCGGACCTGCTGAAATCCGCCGTACAATGCTCCCCCTCAATAAAACTCTGCGTTTCCGGATTCACCAGGTTAGCAATCTTGTCATGCACATTCGTATTAAACCCCTCCGGCAAAAAAACCGGATGTAATAAATACAAATTATACCGCAGCTTTTCAAACAACGTCTTTAAATTACCCTTAACATCCACCTCATCAAACTTGTAGGATCCAAGCAGAAAATCATTCCCGCCTGCCGGCTGCAACCAAAACCACAAAAACACAGTAAGAACCAGCCACGTAAACCCCATATCCCGGCTCTTTTCCACCAGCAAATCCCGCCCGTTTCTTATTCTATCAACCAAATCCAACGCTTCCTTTTCCTGAAAAGCATATAACAAAAACGGTAAAGTCGGACGAGTCAACCCGTACAACCGTAAATACTCCGGCCTCGGCTCATGCGTCCAGGCATGATACCTGAAAAACCGCCGCACATCCCGCAACGCCCGTTGTTTTTCCATCTCCGCAAACTTTGGGGAACTGTCCATCAGCGAATATAACTCACGCCTTGCCCTTACGTTTGCCGAGATTTCTTTTCCGCGTTTCCTGTAAGTGCGCGTCCATATCTCGCTCGATTTCTGCATCCGTCATTTCTGCCAAATTAATATAAACCTTATTACTATTTGTTGAACCACTTTCCTCGCCATCAGCCCCGCCGCGTACCTGGCCCAACTCCAACGCCTTAAATATAGTATCATCACTCACATTATTCTTATCCAACCGGTTAAGCAACGCCTGAATCGCCCTCAACCGCACCTTGGGAATATAATGCCGCACAATATCATCGATATCCTCGCTCCACTTTTTTAAATACGCATAAAAAGTCGGCTCCGAAATACCAAACTCATCCGCCATCTGCTTATTCGTTTTGCGCTTGCCGCACTCCGCAAACTCATTTTCCGCCACCCGCGCGCAAAATTGATTTCTATTTACCTTCGTCCTGCCCATTCACACACTCACATCGTCCAGTTTGTCCACCCCGTCCATTTAAAAAGTCCGGTCCCCGAGTAGGTTCGCCTGCTTTATCTTTGCGAACCGTATCGAGGGGCACGTCTTACTAATTCCTGTACCACTTTTCCGGCAGCTTGCCGCCCTTAATCTCCTTCAACAACCAACCAGGCACCGGCCGCCACTTAACCACACACTCCGGCGCCAACTCACAACAAAACACCCCATCCACAAAATGCCCCGTAACAACCCGCGTTCCATCGCTTACCAATAACAAATCGCTCATGTACACCTTAACCTCAACGCCGTTATCCTCATAACCCACCACCTTACAATCCGGCCATTCCAACCGGTTAATCCATTTCCAGCCATGCTCGCTCACCAGTACGTCTCACTTTTCACGTCTCACTTTTGCCGTTCTACCACTCATTCAACCAGGAAAAAAACCACAACTCCCATACCAGCCCCACCAGTAACGCCCAAAACACCACCCGCGCAATTGTAACCTCAATTTTATTCATACCGTTAGCCTTAATGTCTTAAAAGAACCATATAAACAAAAGTTAGAATAGCTGCCAAAACCAAAACCGAATTCAATAAATCAAATTCTTTGTTTTCTTTTTCTTTGAAACCCGTACATTCATCGCCATTATTTTTTTTCACCTCATTTGTACAAGTTTTTTTTATGGATAATTCATCCATAGGCCCATCTAATGGGCTTTTAGTTTCCATAAATAATCTATTCTTGTACCAATAACACAGTTCACAATTTTTTTTCATCTTTTCATCCCCTTAATTAACCCCTTATTAGTCCGTTCCGTAAATGCATCAATCACCCCCATCCGGTCCAGAACCCAACCAAACACCTGTATTCCCAATACCCCAACCACACAACACACCGCATACCACTGGGGAGGAACATTCCACAACTTTAAAATAATAATCAACTGCAAAACCACCGTATACTTTGTAATAAAAAACGTCCCCCAGTGAAAATAATGCAGTTGATTAATAACCATTTTCCTAAATCGGTTCATTCCTTCACCTCGAAATAAACATCATTATAAGCATTACAAGTACTGCACCTCGGCCAGTAATAACACCGATTCAAAAAATCACCCCACGTATACTCGCTAATCGGCGTCCCAAACTTTTTTAACAACAAATAAATCAAACAACGGTACATCTGCAAATCGGGACCTATAATATGCTCATGCGTATCACACCACACCAGCCGCGTATCACGTTTCAACATCTCCGGGTCAAACACCAGTTCATTAGCCGTTGCAATAATCCCCTCCCTGCGGAACCGGTCCAGGTACATCTCCGTGCTAATCCCATCCGCCCGAATCACATGCACATGCCACTTCACCCCTTTCGGAATCTGCCGTAACCGCTCAATAAACAAATTAATTGCCGGGTCTTCTTTTGGATGATACGAAATTTTCAAAATCAAATTATTCGTACCCGGAACCAGCCGCTTTACCTGCTCCATCCCCTGCGCCGGCAAACTCGTAAACGCCGTAATATTAAAATATTCCAAACTATTTAAAAGATCGCCAAACCAGGGAATGAGGAAATGCTCGCCGCCATTAAATACCAACTCCCGCAAATTATAAAACGAATTCAACACCATCTGCCAATGCTCCAACGGCTGCAAAGCAAACACCGGCAACACCCCGCCATTCGCAATCCGGTTAATGCAAAAATTACATTTATTATGACAAGCAAACGACAAATACACATGCACATGATCAGCCCGTTTGCAATCCACCGGATCAACCATGGCATACTTTTCTTTGCGAAACCCGCGCCGATCCCGTTCCGCCGCATACTTTACCAGGTTCGGGTCTCCAACATGCTTTAAAATAAACCGCTTTAAACTATTCACCGCACACCTCCATCATTAACCTGTCAAACATCCTCTGCATCCGCCAATCCTGGTAAATCCTCCAGAAATGATTTATCCCCCAGGGCATCACCCGCTTTTCGCAACGATCAGTAATATACCGGATAGAAATAAAAGGTATCATTTCCATAAAACAACACCTTGCCAGCTTGCCGCTCTCCATATCCACAACAAAATCTAATAACGTAAAGTCTTTTACATTAAAATACTTATTCACCCGATACAAAACCTTATAAACATTAAGGGCAGTATGAATAGCGGTATTTGTGCTTGTGCAAATACCTGATACATAACGTAAATTTTTTATTCTCTTACCTATCAACAAAAATTTACCTTTTATATGAAATTGTTGTGTATCCCCTGAACTAACATCGATGTTATAATATAGAGAAGAATGTATCAAATTATTTACCGGCAATTTTCCTCCCCCATTCATCAAATCCCCGCAACTCCCAAACAACACCAACCCCGAATACTTTTCCTTAAAATTCTCCCAGGGAATATCCTCGATCTTTAATTTGTGCTTATACCGCACATACCGCACCTCCCGTGCATTCGCAAAAGCCACCAACACCGGCCGTCTATCTACATCATCCCCCTGCGTTGCCAGGCGTTGCATCCGCTCAATTTCTGCATCCGCTTCCGCCGCAACCTGGCACAACCCGCGTATCAATATCCCCATAAAAAGCAAACCCGCCGCCGCTATAAACCACCACTCCATAACAACCTCCTGCGTTTGTACGGGCGACCTTCACGGTCGCCCCATTTTAAAATTGCCACTAATACTTTAAATTATCCTCAACCCAGCGTACCAGCCGCCGTACCGCCTCACTGGGATCCGTTACATGCTTAAAAATCCAATCCCCTCGCAAATTATTTGCGCTAAAATGACCGTTACAACTCTTAACCTCAACCTCCCGCTCCCCGTTAGCGGTTCTCAACTTTAACCGCAGCCAACATTCTACCGGCCTTAACTGCATCTGCTTCAACAACAAATGCGTAGCCTGGTAACCAGTCAAACATATTTGCTGACTAACAACCCCCTGCAGGCCAGCCTCCAACTGCTGTAAAAACTCGCTTTTCATCGCGTCTCCCGGCAAATCTTTTTCACACTATCGATATGAATATTCAACACCGCCGCAGTTTCCGCCTGCGTTTTCCCCAATTTTTTATGTATAAAAAACACCCCGCAGCCTAACAGCGTCCGCCGAAACTGCGTATAATCAAACCCAAACTGCCGCCGCAACTCCTTCTTTAACATTGCCTCATTAATATCAAACTTTCCGCACAAACTCAAAAAGTTGTGTTCAACCGCCAGTTCATACCGCCGCTTGTAAACCTCCTGCACAATCTGGTTTACCTTTGCCGGTTCAATATGCGCCCACTTTTCCCGCTTCATCTGCCTGCCTCCAATAAAATCTTTATCCTGGTCTCTAAAAACTCACTGCAATACCCATTCAAAACCTGCTCAGTCGTAAACCGAAACACCCGCCACCCAAAAAACTGCGCCTCATTATACTTTTCACAATCCTTTGCGTACCCAACCGGTCTATTATGCCTCCCCTGCCGAAACGTCCCGCCCTCGATCTCCACCGCAATTTTATGCTCAACCCACGCATAATCAAACCGCCACCGCCGCACCTCATCAAACCTAAACTCATCGCCAGGCGCAGGCAAACCTGCTAATTCACATAACAAAGGGAATCTCTCAACCGCCATGCTTTTATTCATTATCCTCAATCTCCCTTATAAAACACATCAACACCGCCGCCACCTGCGGCACTATTGCGTTTCCAAGTGATCTAAGTCTGTCCACCCTATGGGGAACCCCATTAGCCACTCTACCCACGCTGGGTTCAACTGACCAATATTCCCTTGCCTCTGCAGCAATTCTACCAGGTTCACCCCACGCGGATTCTTCATTCTGTTCATAAACGCCGGCGAATATGGCGAATGTTGATTTCTGTAATCCCTTGCCATCGGCGTAGGAAACATCTGCACCGCTAAACTCAGCGGCGGCGTGGCTACTTTCTTCTCCGCATTCCTTTTCAACCACGTCTCCGTATTCTCCCCTGTTACCTTTTGTCCTCTTGGTGTGGGAAAAAAAGTATGGGCCCTGGTTTTTACCTGCGCTATCAGGGTATCGCCCCGTTGCGATTTTGCCGTTTCCTTGTCCGCAATCGCTTTCAATGGCGTTCGCCAAAATCCATACTCTTTTTCTAATGTGCCACGCCGCAACGCCACAAGCTGGAATAACAACCGTCCCCGTTTCGTAACCGATACTTTCCAGATCATCATACACCTGGTCGAGCGCCAGATCGATGATTCCAGGCACATTCTCAGCAATAACCCAACGCGGCCTGGTTTCTTTAATAACGCGGAACATTTCCGGCCAGAGGTAACGGTCATCTGCCTGGCCGCCTCGCTTCCCGGCCACACTGAAAGGCTGGCAAGGGAATCCTCCGGTAACAAACTCAACTGCCCCGTATTTTTTAACAACCGCTTTTCCATCCAACTCCTTTATATCCGTAAAAATCTCCGCTTTTGGCCAATGCTTTCGTAACACCTTTTGCGGAAAAGGCTCAATCTCACAAAACACATGCGTAATACCCGGCCAAATCCAATCCGCCGCCAGCGCAAAACCGCCTATCCCGCTAAACAAATCCAGGTGAATCACTTTTCCAACTCCTCCATACCATCGACACAATCTTTCACCCGCTCCACATACCCAAACTTTTCCCTCGCAATTTTTAGCGGCACAAACAAATCACCAGCCCGGTTAACCCGCAAAAACGCAAACGGCACCCATTGATTGCTGATCTTTACCGCCTTAACCTTTGTACAATTTGCGCTCACCACCTCCTTAGTTACCGCCTGCGCCACCCAATTTTTCAACTGCACAAAATCTCCATATTGCCGACTCTCAAGAGGAGATCCATTAACCACCGAACTATTGATCAACGCCACCACCCCGGCGTTATCGATCTTTTCACCATACTTTGTTTTTATTTCATTCATACCCTTCGTGCCTCCACAACATTTTTTATCAAAGCGTCAACAGCAGCAGGCACATTTTTTGCCTCTGCTATTCTGCGCCAGTTCAAATACCCATGCTTAACCCCTGCCGGCACATCAACCCCGCACTCCATACACCCGCGCTTTTCACTCCCCGCCGCCGCAATCCGTTCACCAGTTTTAAACAAAGCCCACTTAACCATAACCCCTCCGCAGGCTGAACACCGCGCTCCTTCCACCCCGCAAAACCGCTCCTCGCCATCAAACGCAACCGCCGCACCTGCGCTCTTGCCATTCCCACCCGCGCTAAACTGCCGCACCCGCGCCACCGCCTGCGCCCCGTTACCACCCACATCTAAAAGCCAAACGGGAGTAGCATGGCCCTGCTGAACCCGCCACCCATCCAGCGACAAATTCCGCAGAGCTCCAATAACCAACTTTTCAGCGCCATCACCCAAACTATGCACCACATCAGCGCACACATCCACCAGCGCCAGGCGATCTGCAGGCGGCAAATCCTTGTCTAAATCAGCCTTTAAAAGCGCATCCCAGGGCGCCATAGCGTATGCCAGCTTTAACGCCTGGTTCGCCATCCCGCTCTTTTTTAAAACCCGCCACCGCCTTAAATTAAAATCCGCCGCTTCACCCTCCCTTTTTTCAGGAGGAGAAAAAATCCTATTCACTACACTATCCCTGTTACTATCACTATTAATATCACTATCACTATCACTATGCGGCATAACTGCAACAGCTTTCCCATTTACCGGCGCAGAAACCGGCGTTTCTGCCTCATTACTGCCTTTTTCTGCATCAGAAATTTTCTTTTCTGCGGAAGAAACATCAACGCTCTGCGGCGCCGCTTCACGTTCAGCCGCGTCCCGCTCCCGCATACTCTCACGCTTACGAACCAGCCACGCCATATCCTCCACCAACCATGGAGAAAACAAAAACCCGTTCTCAACCACAAACGCCAACCGGCCATTTTCATCCGTAACCTGCAACGCCGCCTCGTAAATCTCCATAAATCGACCAACCGGCAACCCCACCTCACCGGCCAGCAACGCCAAATCCACCTCCTCATTCGCCACCCGGTACTTGAACCACGCACAGCGACAAAGAACTTCCAGCATCCGAAAATAAAACATATATCCATCGCTGCCGAACTTTAACATCAGGTACTTAATCACCCGCTCATTATCCGGCGAATGATAATGCGCAAACCAATCCCCATTTTCTCTCCGCTTCCGTCCCATGCCTTCCCTGTCCGTTAAAAAACAATCTGTAACGTTCTTTGCAATTTTCTAAACATCTCTTTCCGCACATCCAACTCTTGCTGAAAAAATAATCCCTCGTGAAGATAATTATGATGTTTCAAAAACTCGATCTTATCCTCCAATTTTTCTTCATCAATATACCACTGGCAACACAAATCATAAATATTTTCCAAAACCTTATAATCAGACACATCGCTCTCATCGTTTGGTCTTGATCGTATTTTTTCAAAAAAATCCATTTTCGTCAACATAAAACCTCCCGTCCATCAAGTCCATACCGCCCACTCACCTACTCATAATAACCAAAATCCATCTCATCCATCGCTATTTCAACATCATCTTTATCCCGGCAATCATTTTCAACCTCATACAACATTAACCGTTCAATCGCCGCCTTAATCTCATCCCTACTTTCCCAAACCCACTCCCGGTATTGCATAACCGGTACATCAAAACTTTCCTGGGGAATCATATTCTCTTCATCATCCTCATCATACTTCCCATCCCACATTTCACGGTATTCGTCATACGCATCCTTGTCCAGCTTTTTCAAATCACTCATATCAGCCAACGAAACCAAAGGACAATCATGCGCAAAACAACAATACGGATCACTATCCTTATCATCATCCGGCGCCAAACACCCGTAACCATTATTCAAATTTCCGCCAAAACCCAACCGACACACTCTCATCAACGAATTTATATCCGTTAAAATCGGTTCTTTAAACTCTTTATACATACCATCACCTGTTTTCTAAACTAACCCGGTCCCCGAGTGATTCGCCTGCTTTATCTTTGCGAATCGTATCGAGGGGACAATTCTCAAATCACGCCCTATCCCAGGGCATCGCTCTATGTTTTGCCAAATAAATTAAATCATCAATACTTCCCTTAAAATTATCGCCCGGCTGCTTGAAAAAATAATTAGCACGTTGTGCAACACAACGACTTAACAAATCCATCATCCAAAAAGCATTACACTCCCTGGCTTTTTTCCCTTTCTCACCCCCGCAAATCACCCAATCCAGCTTGCCAATCACATCCATCGGAATAGGAACCGGCCCCAACATCGGCTCCACACTCACAAACTTTTTCCACTTGACCGAAAGATGCAACAAAGTATCGATGCGCGGCATAAGCAACTCATTCTCCACCGTCACCCCCAAATAAATATTAGGATGCGGAACAAGTTCACTAAAAAATTGTACCATCCGCTCCGGCCGCTTCGTCAAAAAGAAAAACACATGCCCATGATATGCCCAATTTGCACAATCAACCATAATTTTATTTATCACCCAATCCGGCACATCCTGGTGAAACAAATCACCCATACTGCACACAAACACACTCTTGGGCTTTTTCCATTCAAACGGCTGTAACCACTTGTCATTGTGAACCGTCACCTTAAACGGTTCATTAGCATCATACCCGAACCGCCCCCGTAGCCGCCCCTCCGCCAACCGCTTCGCATAACAATGTGTACACCCACTACTAATCGGCGTACACCCGGTAACGGGATTCCACGTCTCGCCCGCGCTCCCATCCGGCGATCTCACCCACTCAATTTTTGTTCCCACTTTTCACCTCATTCGTAATTCGTATCTCGTAATTCGTAATTGCACTAAAAAGCGCGGCGAACCAAGCCATCCATTACCACCATTTTCGCCTGTAAATTAACCCAACCCGCCGCGCATCCAACTATAACTTAAACTCCGGTTTGCCAGCTACAATCAGCCAATCACATAACCGGCTTTCCAACTTCGCAATCTCTTCCCGAATCCGCGCCCGCTTCACCTTTTCCCATTCCGGACAAGTCATTACAAAATTCACCGACTCACCAGGAGACTCCGGTTCCTCGATGCTTATCTTCACATCCAACTGCGCCAACCTGGTCGGCTCGCCGTTTTCATCAACCGCTAGATCATCATCCATAAACACCGGGATCTCCAAAACCAACACACCCGGCAAAGTTTCCGCCTCCGCTTTAGTCGATCCGGTTTTACTGCTAAACTGCACACCCAACTTGCGGCCATCCTTACTATCACTTTCGCTCAAATGCTCCAAATGAACATTCGTCTTGATCTTCCCATACCCGTCCAGCAGATCAGCCGCATTGACAATATCCAAAGAGTTTTTACGGAAATGGTTTAACAACTCCCGGTGAGAAAAATTAATCCCTAAAGCTCTGGTCCATAACTTCCATTCATCCGAAAAATCGAATTCATAATAAACAGTTTCAACCTTTCCACCAGGGGCAACCTCCGCCCGTTCATCCATCACCAACTTTACCGAAACATCCGAATAATAAATCGTCCCGGTCGATTTATCCGCCCACCGTTCCACCCAATCCACAAACCCGGCCAGCGAATAAAACGAATGATTCGCCACCCCGCGCCGTTGCAACGGCGGCAACTCCGCGTGTTTCTTAACCAACTCCACCCGCGCAATCGGCTCCTTGCTCTCCGGGTCAACCATCCGTACCAAACGGATAATCTCCGTCTCGCCCGGTAACAACCGCTTTCCTAAATCCTGCTCACTCATAAACACATCCTTTCAATTAAATACCCGGTCCCCGAGTGATGCGCCTGCTGGTCATCGAGTAGGTTCGCCTGCTTTTCCTTTGCGAACCATATCGAGATGCATCTTTGCGAATCGTATCGAGGGGACATTTCTCAATTCGTAATTATTTTAGCCGCCTCATCACCGGCCAGCCGAAACGCCTGCGCCTTTTCAGCATACCCGGCCTTTTCATACCTTTCAGCATACCCCAACAACTTTTCCCGCAACGCCTTCACCCTGGCGATCACCTCATCCGCGCTCATCATCCCGCTCCCGGCGTTTCTCCTCCGCATCCTCCAAAAACGATTCCTGCTCCGGCAAATCCCTGTCACTCCCGCTCGCCTGGCACATCAACAGACCCTTAACTTCCTTCGCATAAGTAACCGCGCTTTTCGGCAACTGCGGCGAAACCTTTTTCACACTCCACCGAATCCCGTAATTATTTATTTCCGGGTGACGAAAAATCTCAATATCCAGCGTCACCTTACCCTTAGCCCCCTCCGGGGAATCATACAACGCAAAATTCTTGCATACTTCCTCGCCCAACTTCTGAATCGCCTGATTCAACCCATCCAGCATAATTCCGCCATCAATCCTGCCGGCAGTCAACTCTTTTAACGGCATTTCAAACCTCCATCAATTATAAAAATAAAAAGCCCGCCCGGACCGGGTGAGTGGGAAATCAACCCGTCCAGGCAGGCCATTAATTAAACGCGCATTCCAGCGTACAAATAGTAACCAACCACAAAATCACAATAATAACCAACATGCCCAACCAAAAAACACACCCGAATTTCATATCACACCTTGTCCATTATATCCACTTTCAAATCAGTAATAATTTTTTCTAAAAATTTTATGAAACTGTCTGTAAAAAAATCGCTTTCATCACCAGGATAAATAGTCTCAAAAAAACATTCCGGTCTTTTTTTAGGAATAAATTTAATTCGTATTGCCTCAAGTTCACCTTTCTTTACAGCCTCAATACACCTCTGATAGTAATTAATAATTGTTTCATCATCAATTACCTTTAAAATTTTTTCTTGATTGTCCATTATGTCCACATCTTCCATAAAAAGAATGACGCACCCAGCCGCTCCAATGTTTTTGGAATACGAGGTTTACTCTCACCATAGAGAACCGCAACTTTTTTCATGCCTCGCGTCATTTGCTCCGGCGCCGGGACTCGAACCCGGAATTTAAGACGTTAATAAAAATATGCACCATTGTGCGAAACGTGTGCCTCTACCTTTTCAGCCATCGCCGGAAACCGCCTCTTTACAATACAACACCCGCATCTTTGGAAGCCTCTTCGCCTCGAATGCGGGAGAGAAACCTTATCATCTCTTGCTATAGAATCAGGCTTTGGAACTCACTCCAGCTACAATCATGTACCCAACGGAATCACCTCCTCTCATTTTCATCTGCTAAATCCCTTCATCTGCTTAAATCTGCGGTCAAAAAATTCACCACATCCGCGCGCGGAATCACCCGCGTACCATCTGCCCACAAATGCTCCCTGAAATACCCGGCCTCGATCTTGACCTTCATAGTCTGCTCACTCAACTGTAAAAACTTCTGTACCCGTGATCTCCGTAAAAACTCCGGGCACTTGCCGCGTTTCACCACCTGCAGGCCTTTTGCATCCAACTCATCCGGGCAGCCGAAAAATTCAAACACCGCCTGCACCGCCTCGTCATGGGTTATCATTCTATGATCTCCTCACTAAGCGCCATTGCAGAATATCTTTCCTCTAGTGAAAGAGTTTTCAAAAATACAAGCAAAACTAAACAAGCTTTTTGACATTCATCCGAGTTATTAAACTCATTTTTTTTGGCTGATTCGATACAATATTCAATATTTGAATCTTCTAAATTCCAATCATCGATAACTATATGAGCATCACCACCACTACTGGCACCCGGCAATTCATAAAAATCATTGATTAACTTGGCCGCCTGTCTAGTTGCCTCATTTATAATTCTTGGACTTCCAGCCTCTATCCAGCAACCTATACACATTATATCTCACCCTCACGGTCCCAAACATCCAGGCGCAGCCATTCACACAACCGACAAACCAGCCACGCCGCCAACATCAACGCGCCGATCACCGTCCACAACCACGAATTATTTTCTTCCGTAATTCGTAATTCGTAATTCGTCATTGTTTCACACCCTTCATCATAAAAATAATCTTGCCCAGGTTCAGCGTAATCTCAAACGCTGTCCCGCATGAAAACGCCAACTCACCACGAAAATAATCATAAATGGATTGCAATACCGCCGCCTCATACCCTTTATACCCCTTGTCGAACAACTCAAACGCCTCCCCATCCGTCACCGGCAAACCGCACTCACCCGCCAGGCGAGCAATTTCATCCGTTTTTTTTGGGTCATTACCGTAAACAGTCAAATTTTCTAACGTTAATTTTATATCGCTGCCGTCCCCTCTCGCAATTGCTTCCAGCATATCCACATCATCCGCTCCTTGCGTCTCACGTCTCACGTC